TCAGCCCGAAAGGGAAACGCACCGTTGCCACGGTTGATTTCGTCGCTGAGCTGGCGAAACGCAAACACGACTGGTCTCTGCATGAGGCCAATGTGTGGATCGAGCATCACATCGACACGTTCAAAGATATCTCCACGCAGGAAGGGGAGGAGCGCACGTTCATGCTCTACAACCCAAATCAGGGAGGTATGTGATATGGGCTTCCCGTCACCTGCAATGGATTTTATCCAGACCCGGTTAACGCCGGATATAGTCTGTGGTACGAACGCCAATACGCTGATAATCGAAACGTCAGGCGGCTATGCAGTTGTCGAAAAGGGTTCGCGGCCAAAAGCTGGCGAGTACGTTTTGGTCAGCTGGCTTGGCCGGAACTATTTCGCCAGGCCAGCGGGTAAATCGTTAATTACGGAAGATGGAGAGGCGATAGAAGGTGAAGCTCTTGATGATGTGGAGGTGATAGGCGTGGTGACGTGGCTGGTCAACCGGACTCGGGATGATGAAGCGCC